TCGCGATTGAAGCCCACATCTGCCGGGCCGTCGCGCGGGGGCGGGCGGGGTTTGCAACTGTTCTGTTTGGTCTGCGAGGTGAGGCTGGTGGTTTCAGGTGGGACGGCACGGGCTCTGGCCGCTGGTGGTGGTCGCGGCGCTTCTCGCCCTGGCGGCCGTGGCCGTGGCGTGGTACATGCTCGTCCGCGCGCTCGCGTGCGTGCTGGCCTTCGCGGCCGTCGCGGTGGGGGCGTGATGTGATGGGCGGGTCGAACGTCGTGGCGACTCTGCCGCACAATGCGAGGCTCGTGCGCGAGGATGACGGCAGGCTCGTGGTGCGCCTGTACCTCGGCACGAGCAAGGTGACCGGGCGCGCGGTGCGCCCGCAGCTCAGCTTCCCGGCTGGCACTCCCGTCGAGGACGCCAGGGGCGAGGCCGAGGCGTGGGTCAGGCGCCAGTACGCGGCGCGCAAGCTGGCCGACGATGCCACGGTGGGCGAGCTCATGCGGGCGTACCTCGGCCGCATGCGCAAGGCTGGGACCAAGGCCAACACCCTGAGCGCCTACGCGCGGTGCGCCGAGCTCGCGGCGCCGCTGGCACCGTCCGGCATCGACGACGTGTCCGCCGCCGACGTCGACGAGCTGCTCGCGTCGCTCTCGTCCACCTATGCGAGGGCGACCGTCGACCTCGAGAAGGCGTTCCTCTCGGGCTTCTGGGACCGCATGCGCGCCCTCGGCGTGACGGACGGGAACCCCGTGCGCGGGGTGAGGCTGCCCAAGGGAGGCACCGAGAGGAGGCCCAAGGCGCTCGACGAGATCCAGGCCAGGGCGCTCAACGACACGCTGCTGCGCGAGGGATTCGCGGACGTCTCGACGGTCAGGCGCGTGCGCGACAGGGTGTGCGCCTTCGGTTCGTGGGTCGCGCTCAACACCGGGCTCCGCGTGGGCGAGGTCTGCGCCATGCGCCGCGCCGACTTCCTCGACGGGGAGGAGCCAACCCTCATGGTGCGCGGCACCGTGGACGCCTCCCGCGAGCGGCACGACGGCACCAAGACCGGAGGCATGCGCCGCGTGGCGCTCTCAGCCGAGGTGGCGGACGGCATCCGCAGGCACCTCGCGTGGTCGGGCGAGCGCTGGGGCAAGGCGTCGAACATGCCGATGGTCAGCACGAACGGCAACTTCATGCGACCGAACGACCTGAGCGGATGGTTCGGCAGGCGGGCCAGGGCGCTGCGGCTGCCGAAGTGGGTGCGCTTCCACACGCTGCGGCACACGCACGCGACGCTGCTCATCGCCTCGGGCGTGGACGCGAAGACGGTGAGCGAGCGCCTGGGCCACGCGGACGTGGCGACGACGCTCAGGTACTACGGGCACGTGATGCCCGGACGCGACCGGCAGGCCGCGGCGAGGTTCGACGAGATCTTGGGGAACGGGGAGGACTGACATGAAGGTCAGCATCCAGGAGGACATGTACGAGGTCATGAGGGCGCTTCCGGGCGACCAGGGCGACAGGCTCGCAAGGGCGCTTCTCGACTACGGCTTCACGGGAGAGCAGCCGGAGCGCTGCAACGACCCGTGGTACTTCGCCTTCCTCGCGTTCGCGGGGCGCATCGAGATGAGCGCGAAGTCGTCCGCCTACGGGAGCCAGGGCTCCAGGAAGAGGTGGGGCGGCGACGATGGCGAGGCCGACCGCGACGGGGGTGGCGATGACCCCACTATGGGGTCTGACGAACCCCATGATAGGGGTGGCGAGGACCCCATTATGGGGTCTGGAGAACCCCATGATGTGGTGTCCGACGTACCCCATGATAGGGGTGGAGAGGACCCCATTATGGGGTCTGGCGAGACCCTACCATGGGGTCGCGACGAACCCCATGATGCTGAGAATGAGAGTGAGAGTGAGAAGGAGAGTGAGAGTGAGAATGAGAGTGAGAGGAGGGGTAACGCGCGCGAGGCGGGCGTCGCGAGGGACGCTGACGTCCACGACGCCTCGGTGCGCTTCGTCTCACGGCTCAACGAGCTCACCGGCTCGTCATTCTCGCCCGACTCCGCCGCGACGCTGAGGCTCGTGTCGGGACGGCTGCGCGACGGCTACGGCGCCGACGACCTGTGCTCGGTGGCCGAGGTCAAGTGCTCGCAGTGGAAGCGGGACCAGCGCATGCGCGGCTACCTGCGGCCGGAGACGCTCCTGCGCCCGACGAAGTTCGAGGGCTACCTGCAGGAGGCGCGGGCCGAGCGCGGGAGGGCGAGCCCCTTCGCCGCGTACGACGTCGAGCCCGACCTCGTGATCGGCGGCGACTGATGGGCGCCGCGATGGACCTGCCCGAGCTGATCAGGCTGCACGGGAACTCCGTGCCCGTCGAGCAGGTCAGGGCCGCGAACACGATGTCGATGGACGAGTTCCGCCGCGCCGCCGAGGCCGACCGCGAGCGGACGCGCGAGCTGCTCGCGAGGGACGCCGGCAGCGCCGAGGAGCGCGCCCAGCGGCTCCTGGAGGAGGCCACGAGGGCCGCGGGCATCCCCGAGAGGTTCGCCCACGTGCCCGTGGACAGGCGCTTCGCGAGGCGGATGCGCGACGGCCGCGGGCTGTACGTCTGGGGCGAGACCGGCGGCAACGGCAAGACCTCGGCGGCGTGCGCCGCGGCGCGCGGGTGGATCGCCGAGGGCGGCAGGGGCACGCGGTTCGTGCCGTGCGTGGCCATGCTCGACGACTGCCGCAGCGCCATGACCGACGGGCGCGGCGAGGGCTCCGTCACGTCGGGCTACGCCACGGCGCGGCTGCTCGTGGTGGACGACGTGGGCAAGGAGGCGCCATCGCCCTGGACGCTGGCGAAGCTCTTCGAGATCGCCGACCGCAGGTACGGCGCGATGCTGCCCACGGTGTGGACCTCGCAGCTGAGCCCGGCGGGGCTCGCGGAGCGGCTGGCGTCGCGCGGGGACGAGCTCACGGCGCAGGCCGTGGCGTCGAGGATCGTGGACAGCTGCGACGTGATCGAGGACAGGGGCGCCGACCGGCGCCTCGAGTCGCGGAACGTGAGGAGGGGCGATGGGAGGTCGTGACCAGAGGCGCGTGGACCACGCGGTGCTGACGGTGTTCCTGGACGACGGGTCGCCGCTGGTGTACTCGCTGACGTCCGCGCAGGCGAGGCAGGTGGCCCTTCTCGCCCGCGAGTACCAGGCGGCGAAGGTGGAGACGGGAGGCGGCAGACCGAAGTCGAGGTGCCTCACGCGGCTGGAGTCGCTCGCCTGCTACGACGCGTGGAGGCACGGCGCGAGCAAGCTGCGGCTCGCCTCCGACTACGGGGTGAGCGTGGCGGCCGTCGCGAGCGCGATCAACCGCGTGCAGTGCGGGAGGTACGGCAAGGTTCCGGGAACGGAAGGACAAGGGGGAACGGAATGAGCGAGATGGGACTGGACGAGATGACGCTCGCACAGGAGATGCGCGAGGTGGCGGACGGGTGGGACGACCCGCACAGGGGCATGACCATCTACGGGAAAACCTCTGCGGACATCGCACGCAAGTGGGCCGACGAGCTTGACGAGCGATACGTCGCGCTGCCGACCGATGACGAGGGCAGGCCGTGGCACGTGGGTGACCGGTGCGTCAACGGCCTCGGGCACTGCATGGTCATCGGGGCCATGGGACTCGGCGCCGGCGAGTGGGAGACGGCGAGCACGTACACGCCCGACGGGAGGTACGACGGGTGTGTTGACCTCAATGCCCTCCGCCGCCCGAGCAAGTGCGCCGCGATGATACTCGACTGGGTGCGCCGGGCACGCTCCGACGAGCACATGGACCTGGGCGAGCTCGAGTCCATCGCAGGCAGGATCGAAGCCGGGGAGGAGTGGTAGCGATGGCGGCGACAAGGGTAGGGCTGGACAGCGAGCCAGTGGTCATCATGGACGGCCCGAACGACAGGATCCTGCCGATGGTGTTCGGCAGCTACCGCGACATGGCCGCCTACTTCGACTGGTGCGACAGGCAATCGCAGGGACAGGTCCTCGACATGGACGGGACGCGGTTCCGCCAGGCGCTCGAGGTCAGGACGAGGGAGGGGCGCGATGGCTGACAAGATCTCGGGCGCGATCCGCGTCCAGCCGTCAAACGCGGGGGCCATTGAGGCCGAACGTCAGATGATGGCCGACTGCGGCATGACCATCGCGGAGACCGAGCGCGCGATGGGGAAGAACCGCGGGGCGCTCACGAAGACGCTCCGTCACGACGGCCACCAGTTCGCGGACACCATGCTGGCCATCGCAGGCGCCTGCGGGTACGAGGTCTGGCTCGTTCCCGACGGCATGGACGCGGCCGAGTCAGTGGCCGCGAGCGTGGTCGGGCCGGCCCTGGACGAGGCCGCGGAGGCCTTCCGCGAGACCGCGTTCTACGCGCTGACGCATCGGGACAGGAGGAAAAGGTGACTGCCGGAAGGAAGATCAGGGCGCCGAAGGCGTTCGACGGGGACCCGTTCGCCGCGAGGATGCTGCTCGACAGCGTGGCGAACGTGGCCGCGCTGGTGGAGTGCCACACGGACCGCGACGCCGACGCGGTGATGGAGTCCGTGATGCGGCTCGTCGGGCACCTGTGCGAGACGGGGGAGCGCCATGACTGACGTGCAGACAATCGCGCTCGCGCTCTCCATCGCCGCCCTCATAGCCAGCGTCGTCTCGATGCTGTGGACGGTGAAGAGCCGGCACCGGGCAAAAGAGAGCGTGGAGTACGTCAAGACCCTGAGCCGCGTTGTTAGCGCTCTCGACCGAAAGCTCGATGAGCGGAGCGGCGGCAGTTACTTCAGACCGTACACGGACTGGGTCACACGAGGGATGAGGGAGCGCGATAAGGATGAGTCCTAGCGAGGTCGGGGCGGAGGACGCGAGCGCCTTCGAGCGCGAGCTGCGCGCCGACGCCCGCGAGCTGTGCGAGCGCGTGGGCGGCCAGTGCCTGTCGTGTGCCGACTGCGTGGCTGACTCGCAGGTCTACGACGTGAATTACGACCTCGGCGAGGTCGCGGCGGTGCGGATGCTCTCGCACGTGTGGTGCCGCCATTCGCGCGCGGAGTTTGCGACCGACAACGAGTGTGACGGATGGGAGGGGCGCCATGAGTAGCGAAGAGCGCCGCTACGTGGCGGAGCGGCTGAGGAAGCACGCCGGATGGCTCGTGCTGCTTGGCGAGCCGATTGGCGAGGACGAGCTTGATGGCAACTGTGAGAACGCTGGTCTTGGCGCAGACTACCTCGCCGGCCTCATCGACCCGACGTGTCACGTGGAATCGAGCATGTTCGATGACACGTGCGAGTGCGAGTCGCCCGCGTGGGGATACCGCCTGAGCTGCGGACACTGGGTCGACTGGGGCGACAGCGAGCCTCCGAGCTACTGTCCGTACTGCGGCGCCCGCATCATCCGCTGGCGCGATTTCGGAGGAATCTGATGACATATTCGACGAAATTATGCTGTAACGGCCTTGGTTTGCGACGAATAGGCGAAAGTGACGGTGACGTGCGATGAGGTTGCGTGACGAGGCGCTCCTCAAGTGCCTGGAGTCGCTGCAGATAGAGGCAACCATAACGGCCGTCGTGCTTGCCTCGCTCGGTCACATGTCGGAGCAGGAGGCTTCGGAGTTCGAGCGCGCCTACGGCAAGTACAACTCGGCGCACTATGACCTCATGCGCGAGCTGAACGATGGTGATGACGATGAGTCCTAGCGAGGTCGGGGCGGGCGTCGTGGACGGGCGCGGCTTTGCGGACGAGCTGACCCCGCGCGAGCGGCTGGTCGATGCGGTGTCCGCGGTGCTGTGGGAGATGGGGGTGCGCTGCGACACGTGCTCCCAGTGGGACGGGAAGTCGTGCGACGGAGATGGGCGCCGCCTTCCGTGCGACGTGTGCAGCTGGTGGAGCGAGAGGGAACACGATGGGGGACGGTGATGGTGGTGGGGCGCTGGAACTCTCACGCGAGGCTGGCGAGCCGTAACGGGTGCACGCTCTACCCAGAGTCGAACCAACGCCACGTCGATGGCGCCAACCCACGTAAGAGGCTCGTCTACTGGGGCGTGTGCAGGACGAGAGGGCTCGAGCAGGAGCAGAAGTTCGTGGGGTGCTTTCAGGACGTGCGCGAGAAGTTCTTCAAGTGGGCCGACGCGATACCTCAGACGATGGAGGTTGGCGCTAGGCCACAGACGGTGGTGAAGAAACCAGGGGGAACGGAGGACGACATGCAGACCAAGGCAAAGCAGGCGGAGGCTGATAAGGAGAGCGGTCGCAAGCTTCCCGATAGGCTGTACGCGCTCGCGTACCACCGCGGGAGCACGGTCCGATACGTGATGGCGTTCGCGAGCGACGACGAGGCCCTGACGGCCGCGGAGATCTCGGAGAAGGCGCGGGAGGTCGCCGCCATGGACGGCGAGTACTCGGTTGAGGAGATCTCGGTCAAGTGGTAGAGAGGGGGACTGGCCTGCCCGAGGGGCGCCCGCCATCGAGCGGACGGCCCCGTCCTTCTCGCCCGCGTCGCCTTGGGGCGGACGGGGGACGAATGTAAGTTTCAGCATGCCCAAGGTTGCGCTCGCACGTCGGCTGGATGGCGGAATCCCAGTTGGCGTGCGAGCGCTCTGGTGCGAGTGTAATTTTCCGGGCACACGTTCTAGTCACGGGGGTTCGTCGGTGGTACCAGAGGACTACGGGAACGGGAGCGCGCGCGACTTCTTCGAGGCGGTGCGCGACGCCAGCAGGGACGCGGACAGGACGTCCAGGACGATCAAGGCCATGGAGTCGCGCGAGGGCGTGAGGGCGCAGACGTACGGACCGCGCGGCCGCGGCGGCTCCCACGACGCCATGGCCGCCACCGACGCGAGGATGGACTACGAGGCGAGGTACAGGCGCCGCATCGAGGAGGACTACCGTCTCATCGACGCGGCGTGCGACGTGATCTACGGGGCCGACCAGAGCACGGGCGGCGTGGGCGCGATACTCGGGGCGCCGTACGCCGACGTGCTCTGGTGGCGCTACTGCGCGGCCGCCACGTGGCCCGAGGTCGCCGAGGGCACCGGCATGAGCGAACGCTGGTGCAGGGACGCCGTGGGCGTGGCCATGGACGTGGTGGACTCGTACGGCGTCGCGCGCATGGCCAGGGGGCTGGGGCTCGCCGAGGATGGCTAAGCGATTGTTTAAATTGCCTGTTGACAATAGGTAAGCATGTGTTTAGTATATTAGATGTCGAAAGAGAGGAGGTCAGATGCATCGACGGGATTTGGTAAGGATGCTCGAGTCGGCTGGGTACGTGTGCATCCACGGCGGCAACCACGACAAGTTCGTCAACGGCGACAGGTGGGTGCTGGTCAAGAGGCACAAGGAGATAGACGACCAGACGGCTAAGAGGATTCTTCGCCAGGCGGGGCTGAGATAGCCCCGCCCCCTTCGGGGCGTCTGTGCGAAAGGAGATCCAATGGTCTACGTATGCGAGTTCGAGTTCTGGACGTCGCCTGACGGGAACGTGATAGCGGAGCCGCTGTCGCTCGATCGCGAGGGCACGTTCGGCGATGACCTTGACGATGCCGTCGAGAGCGCGGCGGACTGGCTGTCCATGTTCCTTGACGACTACCTCATGAAGGGGAAGGAGCCGCCACGGATGTCGTTCGGCCATGAGCCGAGGCATGGCGGCAGGGTGATCGCCGTGGCGGTGTCGCGCACGCTCGGCGACATCCCGGCGATGACCGCCGCCGACGCCGCGCGCGAGCTCGGCGTCACGCGTGGCAGGGTGACGCAGCTGTGCGACGAGGGGAAGCTCGAGTCCTGGAGGGACGGCACGAAGCGCATGGTCTCCCGCGCGTCGGTCGAGTCCCGCAAGGCCGACGTCGCCAGGGTATAATCTGGTTGCCGAATCCCGTCGGCATCTTTGGGCCCGGTCGCAGCTGAGCGGCCGGGCCCTTCTCGTCCGCGCACGTCCGACGAGAATCCTGCCAGGTCGTGCCGGGTCGTGCCGGGCGGTGCCTGATGATTTGTGCTTAGATGGCACCATGCGAACTCGCGCCCGTGGGGACACCAAGCCCCGCGGGCGCACTGCGTATGGGGGCACGATGACGAGCCTTGAGACGATGGCGAGGATCGCGGCGCGATACGACACCGCGATGAGCTGGGCGATGCTCAGGGAGCTCCGCTGCCTCGGCGTGGCGGTGCGATGGCCGGCGACTCGCGCGCACGAGCGCGACCACGCCAGGGCGTACGAGGTCAGGTATGAGGACCTCATGGAGTGCTTCAGGAATGAGTCAAGCCCCATGGATCTGCGCATAACCGGCCTGCCACGCCCCTGCCACGAGCGATTGCCATGGCAGCATGCTTGACCTGCGAGGACGCGGCTAGGCCCGCCACAAGAACTAGTTATGGCAAGGAATCATCTGCCACTAGGGGGTGGCCATGGCCTACAACGTCCGCCAGCGCAACGGGAACGCACGCCGTCAGGCCGTCGCCTGGCTCCGCGCGCAGGGTCGGCCGTGCTGGATCTGCGAGGCTTTCGGACGCCCGGCGACCATCGACTACACCCTGCCGGCCCGCCACCCGATGAGCTTCGAGTGCGACGAGCTCGTGCCCGTGAGCTGCGGAGGTTCGCCGACGGACCACGCCAACCTCGCGGCCGCGCACCGTCGCTGCAACGAGTGGCGAGGCAACCGTTCGGTCGCTTGGGTGCTGGCACAGGCTGCTCGTGCTCGTGGGTCGAGCCCTTCTCGCGTCTCGTCGAGCAGGGACTGGTTTGGAAACCTGAAAACAGAAACCTGAAAGACCGATTTATGCATTCGGGTCGGGGGGCATGCCCTCCCCTAGGGCCAGCGGCTCTCCCGGCGGCATAGTGCCCGATTTTTTCAGACAGGCAAAATGCACGGATTCCATCGGAGGCCGATGGACATGACTTTCGCGAAACGCTACACGCAGCGCGAGCTCGACTACATCCGGGCCAACTGGGAGACCAAGACCACCGAGGAAATGGCCTCCCACCTCGGGAGGAGCAGGAGCGGGGTCTACAAGAAGATACTCGACATGCACCTCCGCGACGACTCGGCCGATGAGCCGAAGGCCCCGATGGACGAGAGGCCCAAGGTCGGCAGTTTGATGCACATCGTGGACGCCCGCCAGGGCCGCGATTCCATCGGGACGGCCATGACCGACCACCAGCGCCTCGCGGGCCTGCGGGACCTCATATGGGACTCGATGCAGGGCGCGGCGCCGGCCGACGTGGCGCGGCTCGCCCCCGAGTACCGAAAGACCATACAGGAGATGATCGCGCTCGATGGCGGTGGCAAGCAGGCTCGAGCGGCTTATGGCGGAGGCGGAGGGCTCGCGGAGGTCCTCAGGCTCTAGGTACCTCCCGCCAAACGTCCACCTCTCGATGCCGTACGACGAGGCCGGCTCGCGCGGCGCGGCCGCGGCGGAGCTCGGCGCCATGATGGGCTACCCGTGCCAGGAGTGGCAGCGCGCCATGCTCATGGACATGGGAGGGCGCTCCGAGGACGGCTCGCACTACGCGAACCCGGTGATCGGCGGCTCCATCCCGCGCCAGTGCGGCAAGTCAATCGTCGGCATCATCTGGGCCGCGTACCGCGCGCTCGCCGAGGGCGCCACCGTCCTCTGGACCGACCACAACTACTCGACCACGTCGGAGATGTACCGGCGCTTCCGCACGATCTTCGGCACCAAGCCGAGGGACCCCGCTGCGCGCTACCCGGCGATAAACGCGAGGCTCCGCGGCGTGTCGGCCAAGACCGCCCAGGAGTCGTTCTTCTTCGAGGCCCCATACGAGGGCGCCCCGGAGGGCAGCATCCACTTCTCAACGCGAACGAAGTCGGCCTCGCTCGGCTACACCTTCGACCTCGTCGTGTACGACGAGGCGCAGGAGCTCACGAGCGAGCAGGAGCAGGTGATCATCCCGACCACGACGTCGGGAGCGCTCCACGACCTGCAGTTCGTATACCTCGGGACGCCCACGCGCCCGGGATCGCACGGGACGAGCTTCCGCGAGCTCCGCGCCGACGCCCTCAGGAAGGCGCCTGACACGTGCTGGTGGGAGTGGGGCGTGGGCGAGGTCGGCGACGTGGACGACGAGCAGAGGTGGATGAGGGTCCACCCCGCGCTCGCCTCCGGCGTGGCCGACATACGCGCCATCAGGGTCGGGCGCCGCAGGCTCGACGCCTTCGGCTTCGCCCAGGAGTACCTGGGCTACTGGTACGACGCGGCGCGCCACGACGCTCTCGTCTCAAGGGGCGAGTGGGCGGCGTGCGCGTCTCACGCGGCCCCGTCCGGCGACCCGTCGGCGTTCGGAGTCAAGTTCTCGCCGGACGGAGGGACGGTCGCCGTCGCCGTGGCCGTGAGGCTCGAAGACGGCCACATACACGTCGAGCTCGTGAGCTGCGGACCGACAACGCACGGCATCTCGGGCCTCGTCCACGCGATCGCATCGGACGCGACGGGCGCCGCGTGGGCCGTCGACGGCAAGTCGGGCGCCAAGACGCTCGCCGAGCGCGCCCGCATCGAGCGCGCGACGGAGCACCCGGATCTCGACCAGTGGCCGCGCGAGCCGCAGGACGTGCACCTCGTCAGGACTGGCGAGGTCACCGAGTACGCCCAGTCGTTCCTGGACGCCGTGCGTGAGCGCACGCTCGAGTGGTACTCGGACGGCGCCACGGACGATGAGGGCAGGGAGGTCCCCGACATGCTCACGGAGAGCGTGCTCACCGTCACGCGCCGCCGCATCGGTAGCATGGGCGGCTGGGGCTTCGGCGGCGACAGCCCCACCGCGGCGGAGGCAGCGGCCATAGCGCACTGGGCCGCGCAGAGGACGGCCGGGGCGGCAGGTCCCGACGATGACATGGAGGTGTTCTTTTGAGTCTCACTCTCGGACAGGAGGTCGCCCGCGCCAAGGGTCTCGACCCCGAGGACGCGGCCACAGTCGCGAGGCTCGTCGACACGTGGAGGGAGCACTACGCCAGGAACCGCCTGCGCGACGACTACTACCGCGGCCACGTGCGCGTGAAGGACATCGGCATCAGCGTCCAGAAGGAGCTCGTGCGCAAGCTCGACCCCCGCGTGGACTGGGCCGCGAAGTGCGTGGACTGGTGGGCGGACCGCGTCCAGTACGAGGGCGTCACGCTCTCCGGCGCCGCGGACGGCACCGAGGACGATCTCGGCGCCATCCTCGACGGCAACTCCATGAAGCAGCTCGTCCACCTGACCGCCTCGGCGTCGCTGCGCCACGCGTGCGCCTTCATGGCCGTGACGCTCGGCGACACCGAGAGGGGCGAGCAGCCCGTCGTGATCTCGGGCTACCCGGCCACGGCGGCGAGCGCCGTCTGGTCGCAGGAGCTCAGGCGCATCACGGCCGGCATGGTCGTCGTGGCCACGGAGCGCCTGCGCAACAGCCACGTGCGCCGGCCCTCGGTGGTCGACGTGCTCACGGACGAGAGCGTCATCACGCTCAGGCACGGCCCGGACGGCTGGTCGGCCGAGTACGCGCCGCACTCGATGGGCCGCGCGCCCATGGTGCACGTCGCCTACCACCCGACGCTCGACAACCCGTTCGGCCGCTCGCGCATCACGCGCTCCGTCATGAACTACGTGGACGACGCCCAGCGCGAGATGCTCAACATGACCGTCGCGGCCGCGTTCGCCGCGGCCCCGCAGAAGTTCCTCATGAACGCCTCGCCCAAGGCGATGGAGGCGATCAAGAGCTCGCCGTTCGGCGCCTACATCGGCTCGATCTTCGCGGCGACGCCCGCCAGGGACGGCCAGACGCCCCAGTTCGGGCAGCTCGCCCAGGGCTCGATGCAGCCACACGTGGACTACATGCGCTCGCTCGCGTCCCAGTTCTCGGGCTCCACGGGCGTGCCGCTCTCGTCCCTCGGCGTGGTGAGCGACAACCCGAGCTCCGCCGAGGCCATCTACGCCTCCAAGGAGGACGCGGTCGTCGACATCCAGCACTACGTGGACGGCTGGAAGCAGTCCACGCAGTCGCTCTGCCGCAT